GGACTTCAGGTCGTCGTTCACCGACTCCTGCAGTTCCTCATTGACGCCCGCCTCGGCCGGGATGAAAGCGCCATGCTTGACCCGGCCGGAGACCAGCCGTCCCTGGAACAGGACGCGCGGCTTGTCGAGGACGCGTTCCATCTCCGCCAGATCCTCGGGGCTGGGTACGTACCCGGTCGTGAAGTCGTCGTCGCTCATTAGCTACCTCCTCTACTTCAGGCCGCCCCAGGTGTACGCTTGGGAGGCGGTGCTTTCAATTGGAACCTTGAACAACGGCTGGTCAGCCATCATCGCGTCGAGCATGAGCATCTGGAACAGCTCGACTTTCTCGTCGTCGTCTTCGATCTCGAACATCAGCTCGTCGTGGATCTGCAGGAGCGGAAACACCAGGATCCCCATCTTCCGCGCGAGGGGCAGCACGACCTGGCTCGCCTTCACCATCGCGCGGATGATGAGCCCCTGGGCTCCACCCTGGACCTTGAGAGAGAAGCCCTGCCGAATCGCTTCCTCGCGCAGCATGGACATGGGCCAGAAACGGCCGTACAGATGGGCGCCCGGGAGCGTGCGGCGGCGCCCCCACATGTCCGTCACGTACCCGAACGATCGAAGTTCGGCGGTCACACGCTCGATGGAGGCCGCGACACCGGCGTAGAGCTGCAGCCAGCCACTATGGAATCGCTGTGCCTGCTCCAGACTGTACCGGGTGATACCGGCGGCCAGCAGTTCCAGGTAGAACCGCTCGGCCGTGCCACCGTACAGCATTAGGTAGTTCAGCATCTTAGCCACCTGACGCATCGGGGCGCCTTCGCCCTTCTTCCAGTAGGCCGTATCGCTGGCCGGCCGGACAGGATCGAGGCCGGCCGCGGTCTCGATGTGCATGTCGGCGCCCGCGTTCAGAATGGCGACCATCTTGGGATCGCCGGTCTCCTGAGCCGCGACGGCCAGCTCGATCTGGGAGTGGTCGAAGGACACGAACCGGAAGCCGGGCCGGGCGATGAAGAGCCCGCGAACGCGCTTCCCCAGGTCGGTGCGGCTAGGGATGGCCATGATGTTCGGCCGGCGGGCGGCCAGGCGCCCAGAGGGCACGCGCGTGTGCGCGAAGGTAGGCGGCAGGATGAAGGTGCCCGGCCGATAGTAGTTCGGGAGCGGGGTGACGTAGGTGTTCTTCAGCTTGTCGACTTCTTTGTAGGCCAGCAGTTCGCCGATGAAGGGGTTGTCGCGGCCGAGCGTGCCGAGCGCCTTCTTGTCAGTCTTCGGCCGGCCGCCCTTTGTGAACGAGGGCGGGTCGAGGTACTCGCGGTCCTTCATAAAGGTGGCGATCCCGGCGGTGCTGATCCCGTCGAATCCGTACAGCACGCGGGCCACATCATCCCCAGACTTGGGGTTGAACTCCGGCCATTCGGCCAGCGCCCGCAGGCTGGCCAGGCGGTTCTCCAGCTCGTCGGCCAGCTCCTCTTCGAAGGCCTGGCGAGCCTTCTCATCGACCAGCATCCCGCGGCTCTGCATCTCGGCGATCAGCGGCAGCTTCGCGTTATCGAGCGCCTCCAGGTTCCGGTCGTAGGGCGGCAGGGCCTCGAACACCCCGAGGGTGTCATCGGTGTCGGAGCACGCGTACGGGATCGCGACGTCGGCCGGCACGTCCCGGATACTGAACTCGGGCGCCTTGCCCAGGACCGCCTCGACCTCGTCCTTCAGCTCGTCCGGCCAGTTCTCCCACCGCTTCAGTAGATCCTTGATCTTCCCGCTCCGGTGGTCGCCGAGCAGCCTGGAGATCCGGCGCTGGAGGGGCGTCATGGGGGCAGGCTTCGGCTTGATCGGCTTGCCCCGCTTCCCGATCTGCGGGATCAGCGTGCGTGGGAACATGGCGTCGGCGGCCTGCAGGTAGCTGATCAGCTGCGCCTCGAAGTAGGGCGCGACCGTGCCCTCGAAGTCGGAGCGGTCGACACCCAGATGCCGGTAGGCCAGGCGCTTCAGCCCTTGGGCCTCGCTCTCGCGGTACCAGGCCCGGATCATCGTGTCTCGGATCGTGAGCCCGAGGGCCGGGACATCGATGCCGAGGCTCTGGAGCTGGCTGATGTCCGCGAGCGCGTTATGGAAGATCACGAGCGGCCGGTCCTGCGCCAGCCGCTTCGCGAATGCCGCCAGGAGCGCCTTCTGGTCTTTGTAGATCGCGAAGCCCTCGTTCCGCCTCACGCTGAAGGTGAGCATGATGATGCCCTTGCTGTCGTACTCGGTATCGATCGCGATCCGCTCCCAGCGGAGGCCGCCCTTCACGTCGGCGAGGCTGGCCTGCCGATAGGTCGGCGTGCTCGTGCGCGGCTCCCAGACCTTCGCGCGCCCTGCGATCAGATCGGCGAACGTCCTGAAGTCGTGATAGCTGTAGGTCAGCCGCTTACTGTCGCGCATGCCGGCGGCGGGATGGAAGGCCGGCACGATGAAGCGGCTCTGGAGCGTATCTTCGAAGACCAACCCATGGATGGTCTCCATCTGGATCTCATCCGGCAGCTTCCCGAGGAAGTGCGCCGTGCTGTGCTTGCCCAGCGCCAGCACGAATGTCGGGTTCACGTCGGCCAGCTCCGCCTCCAGCTGGGCGCCGCCGATCGCCATTTCGATCGCGTCCAGGCCCGCCTTCTCCTGGGCCGGCGTGAAGGGCTCCTGCCAGAGGTTCGTGACGAATACCTGCTCACGCCGCAGGCCGGTCAGCATCCCGAAGAAGGCCCAGGTCACCTTACCGGACGGACCCACGAGGGCCCGCTTCAGCCGGACCTCCTCGACGGCAGGCGCCTCGCCGACGACGGCGATGGTAGCCGGCCGGGGCCCGTCCCCGCGGATCATCGAACGTGGGTCACGACACGCCTCCGACGGGCGAAGCGTTTCGCGACCTGATGATCGTGCATGTAGATGTCGATCCTCCTGCCCTTGATGGCCGAGCCCGTGTCTTCTGCGCGGAACGAGTGACCGAATCCCTCTATCTTAACACGAGAGCCGAGCGGGATCAAGTCAGGATCGACGGCCACAGTATGGTTCGGGCGCGGACGGCGACCGCTGGCAGTGAGCCCGTGCCCGCCCCGGGCCGGCGAGGACGGGCCGGTGCAACGCTCACAGCTACAATAGGCCGTAATCTCATAGACCTCGGGCGGGGCCGGCGGCGCGGTGTGCCCCATGACCGCCAGGCTTTCGAGGGTGGCCGCGCTGACCATCAGAGCCAGGATCATAGGCGATGCAGCAGGGAAACGATCTTGCGCGAGATCGTCTTGCCCACCCCCTCGATCTCTTGCCAGTCGTCTTCGTCGGCCGCCACCATCGCGGCCACGGACCGGAAATGACTGGCCACCGCCGCCGACTTCTCGACGCCCACCCCGGGCAGGAGCGCCGCCACGCGCCGCTCGAAGCTGGGCGGGGCCAGGCTGGGGATCACCGGCTGGTAGACGCCAGCCAGGGCCCGCCTGTCAACCTGCTTCTTCCGGCTCTCCGCCAGCAGCTCGTGGAGCCAGGTCGCGGTCTCAAAGTCGGTCACCGTTCGCTGGTACTGGAGTCCGGCGCCCTCGGTCACGCTGATCAGCCAGCGCGCGACCTCGGCGTAGGTCCAGCCGGTCCGGCGCCCCCAATCGGGTGTGATCCAGCGTGGACCGGACCGGATCAACAGCTCGCCGGCCGGGCCCGGCTTGAAGGCGCCCTCCACCAGGAGGTACACCCGATTGTAGGTCGAGAGCAGCCCGTCCAGCTGCTCGGACACGAACCGCTTGTCGGCGATCACCCGCAGCAGATCACCGATGGTCTTGCGCTCCACGCCGATGAGGGTATTGTCGGCGGTCAGGATCATGTAGTCACCGTACGGGAGGTAAGCCCGCTGGGCATCGTCGTTCGGAAACAGCTTGCTGTAGAACTCCCAGAAGCCCTGTCGTCCGACCTTTTCTCGATCGTCGATCGTGAGCATCAGTTCCCTCTCTCGGTAGGCCGCTCGCCGATCGTCGCCCTACCAGCCTTGAGCAGGCCAGCCAGCACGCGGGTGTACTTCTGCAGGTTCTCCTGCAGCTGGAGCAGATTTGCGATCGTGAGTTCGAGTTTCGACTTGTCGGTTACGATGATCTCACCGCCTTCGATTCGACTGTAGGGCTCGTGTGGGGTGTGCGAAATGGTGATGACCTCGTACGGGCCCGATTCGAAGAGCGCCCAGAAGGTGAGCGCGTCCGCGCGCATCGCCATCCGGATCAGCTCATCCGTGCTCGACTCAGTCAGCCGCCGGGCCATTTCCACCACCTGGTCGTCGGTCGGGAAGAGCCGGCGGGTGGCAAACTGCTGAAGCACGTCGTCGGGGATCATCTACAATCCCAGACGTTCGGTCCAATCGATCTCCGGCTTGAGCAGCATCGCGACATCGGCGAAGGTCGGGTTCGTGAGCACCGTGCCGATCAAGTAGGGGGCGCTCCGGGCCTCGATGATCTCCATGCCGAACTCGATGCCCGCGGTCGTGCGCCTCTTGAACGTCCGGAGGCTGGCGTCCACAAGAAAGCCGGTCCGGTCCTGGCCCTTCCGGATCTTCTTGCCGGTGACCTGGCGGCTCTTCCCGTCCGCGCCGTTCCCCCACTCGTCCTGCTCCTCATTGATCAAGATCAGGTTCGCACCGTACTTGGGCGCCCGGTCGAGCAGGTCCGCGAACTCGATGTTGAGCGGACCATAGTTCTTTGCGGTGACGCCCTCCAGCTTCCCGAACGCCGCCAGGCGCATGATCTCCCAGATGCCGAGGCTCTTGTCGTGAACGACGGTGGCCGCGCCCAGCTTCAGCGCCAGCTCATAATCGTTCTTCACGTTCGCGAGCACCTTCCGGAAGTAGGCCTGGAGCTGATCGTACTTCGTGCGGTCGAAGCCGTGCGGGATATCCGACTCGTACATTCCGACCCGGATCGGGCCGGCCCCCGCGAACTTCTGGATCACGGTGTCGAGGCTCTTGGTCTCGGTGCTCATGTAGAACGTGCCCTTCGAGCCCGCGGCCGTCAGAGCGAAGTGCGACTTGCCGGAATGCTCCGGGCCCCAGACGTCCAGCGTCAGCTGCGGCAGGACCGGGATCTCGGAAGCGTTCCGAATGTGCGTGCCGACCAGCTCATCGAGGCGGCTCATCGTCATTCCCCCTCCTCCGCCATCCGTACGAGCATGGCCCAATTCTCATTGATCTCCTGATCCGTGAAGGTGAGCCGGAAGGCGCGCACCCGCGGCCCGGCCGGCAGATCCTTGGCGTAGTCCCCACGCAGGAAGAGCACGAAGAGCCGGCACGTGTTGGCGTGCGGCACGATCTCCCGCATGAGGTAGAGGTACGCCTTGATCTGAATCAGCCACTCGTCGAAATTGCGGGCGAGCAGCGTCTTGAGATCCTCCTCGGGAGTGGGCGTCACCTTCCGCTGGGTCTGGTAGGTCGCCTTCGACTCCCACAGCTCGGGCACCAGCTGCCCCCAATCGATCGCGTCGAGGGTGCCGCACAGCTTCCCCCGCTGCAGGCGCACCTGCTTCTCGACGGCGCCTAGGTCGAGCCCGAGGGCCCGGAAGGCCTCCTCCAGCGCGTTCTCCCACAGGAAGCCCACGTATCCGACCGTGCCCTCCTGCCACCCCTCCGGGGCGCCGGCCTTCGAACGCAGCGCGCGGATTCGCTTCACCAGGCTGCTGACGTGGATACAATCCGTTGGGCGACCGAATCCCATGGGATTGCCCTCCGCGTCGAGCATCACCGACTCGATGCTGTCGAAGACCGGATCTTCGATCGCTTCCATCAGCGCGCCGCGTCGCGCCAGTCGGCGAGCCAAGCCTCCCGAGCCTCCAGCAGCTCGGACACCAGAACGGCGGATCCGGCCAGAAGGGCTCCGAACACGCAAACCACAATGAGCGGCACGATGACCGTGATGAGCAGCAACCGCGCGGCCAGCGTTTCCAGCTTTCGCATGCTTACCTCCCCCTGTAGCACCAGGGTAGGGTCCGAAGACCCTACCCTGGCAGCTGTCTAGTCCGCTAGACAGCTAGTTCGTCTTCTTCGCCTTCTTCGCGGCGGCCTTCTTCGCCCGCTTCGTGCGCCAGGCCTTCTTCGCGGCCTCGGCGTGCTTGCGCGGCTCTCCGTACCAAGCCATGTGTGACCTCCTTACTGAGCGATCGAGAAGACCTTCCCGTCGAACTTCACGCCGGGAATGGCCGTCAGGAACGAATTGTCGATGAGCAGCTTCGCGGCGGCGCCCTTCGCCTGCGTGTCGCTGAACTGCGCGAGCACGGGCGGGTTCAGCTTCACCCGCGGGAGCGAGCCGCCGGCCTGGGAGACCGCCACCAGGACGGCATTCTGCAGCTCGGAGCGGAGAGCGTCGGCGTCGACCGCCGGGCTCACGACCGGAGCCGTGGCCGCCTCACCCTCGGCCCGGGGCTCGGGCCGCGCGGTGGCGTGCCCGAGGAACTTCACGGGCAGCATGATCTTCGACGTCCCGTTCTGGGTCTTGATCTCGGTGAGGGACATCTCGAAGCGTGCCAGATCGAGGAACCGGATGTCGTTCTCGTCGCCCTTGACGTTCATCTTGTCCTCGGGGAAGCCCGCCTTGACCGCCGCTTCCATGAAGCGGTAGCCGTTGGATCCCTTGGACAGCTCGTACGCTTCGTCCTTGCGGGACTCGTCCGCGAAGACGAACCCGGTGCCCGCCGCGTTGGGCTGGACCCGCTCGGGGTTGCCCACCGAGTAATTGTCCGGGTACTTCCGGAGCGCGCCGGTACCCTCATCGAAGAACTGGATGAGGATCCCGATCGTGTTCTGGCCCGTCTGGTACGTGAACGGGCCGGTCTTGATGCTGTAGACGGTGCCGACGAACGACGCGCCACCCTCCACGGCCTTGGACGGTCTGAAACCCATGTGTTTCACCTCCTGTGTGATTGACTCAACCAAAGTACGTCCTCTCTACTTTCAGTATATCAGAAGAAGTCAAGCAGTCAAAGGCGGGGCCGGCGGCACCTGCTTCAGGCGCCGGTACGCTTCGTAATACCAGCCGGAGAAGTGCTCCTGATTCCGTCGATGGAACCATTCCCCATGATCATCGGTGATGAAGGTCTCGCCCAGGTCGTCCGCGGCACGGACCACCCGGCCCGCCATCTGCTCCAACGTCGCGATCGTCAGCAGGTTCAAGTAGTCCGGATCCTCGTCCTGGCGCAGCTGCAGGATCGGATTGTTCTTCACCGGCGCGAACGGCATCTTCGCGATGATCTGGTAGCGCGCCTGATCGTAGGGGAAGTCGTAGCCGGTATGAACGCTCGGACTCACCAGGATGGCGGGCGGGCGCATCGACTTGAAGCGCGCCACCACGTCCCGGGTATTGCCTCTGGTCGGCAGCAGCATGTGCTGGAAGAACCGCGAGCTGTTGGCGATCATGCGGGCCCGATCGAACGAGACCGCGTGAATGATCCCCTTACGATCGAGGCGGCCCTCGATGATACTGTCGATGGCCCCGAGCCAGATCCGCTTCGTGTACTCGTCCGAACCCCAGCTCAGTTTCGCGCCGGTGTGGAGCTGGATGATCGGCCGGCGCCAGGCGGGGAAGGGCGAGAGCGCGGAGACGAAGGTGTAATCGGTCGGCCGCAGGCCCAGGTACTTCAACGAGGCACGCCGAATCGTGGCGGAGGACAAGACGATGTTCTCGACGCCCCGGAAGAGCGCGTCCTCGGCGTAGGGTGCGGCCCAGACCGGCTCCAGGATCACCTTGTCGCCTTCCCACTGCCAGACCCAACGCTCGCCAGGCTTGATCGAGACGAGCCGGGTCAGATGATCCTTCAGGCGGCGGAGCTTCCGCTTCTCCTCGCTCCCTTCCTCGGCCTCCGCATGATCGCGGGACACGGAGGGCAGCTCGCGCTGGGCCCACTCCTGCCACGGCTCGATCGCGTCGAATGGATGCCAGACGGGCCACGTGCTGGAGGCCACCAGGTCAGGATCGAGGGTCACCCGCATGTGCTCGGCCAGGATCTCGGCGGCCTCGTGGGCCTCGTCGAGGATGAGCACGTCCCGGCGGCCGAGCCCGCCTGTCTCCTGCTGCCCCTGCGTGAGGTACATCGCATAGTTCGTGCTGACCAGGGCCCGCGTGCGCGCCTCCCGGACCGCATCATAGTAGAGACAGCCGCGGTACTTCAGCTCACAGTGCATCCCGTCCAGGCACGGCCCTCGATCGCAATTGTTGCCATGCCGGGGCGGCAGGTCCAGGCACGAGTAGTTCGACATGCCCCGCACGTCGAAGAGCCCGATCGGAGCGAAGTCGCTCCGCAGCTGATCCTGGAGCCCGCGCGTGCTCGTGAGGTAGAGCCCGCGGGCTCCGAGGGCGGTGATGAGCCCCATGTTCACGAGGCTCTTGCCCGAGCCCACGGGCGCGGCATTCACCTTGAAGCGCGTGCCCGCGGCCAGGAGGCGAGTGAACTGGTCGTCCTGCCCGTCCCGCCACTCGTTGTAGCGGGCCGGGAGCCCGAGGCGGGAGGGTGGAAGAAGAGCGGTCACGCCTCGGCCATCGGCGGTACGAGCCATGGGCACAGGTGCAGGATGCGTCGACCGTACATCCCTTGGGCCTCCAGCCTGGCCATGACCTCGGCGCGCCACCGTTCGGCGCCAGTCAGGTCGCCGCTCGCCTGCCAGGCAGCCATCTTGATCTGGAGCGCCTCAGCCACCCGTTTGGGCGCCGGGGGCGGCTCCGCGGCCAGCAGATCGCTCAGGCGGCGCCGGGCCAGGTTCGCCTTGTGCCCCTCGCGCCAGTCGGCGCCGTGCTCCTCCAGGAAGGCCAGGAGGGCCGTCTGCAGAAGCGCGCTCTTCGTCGGGAAGTGCCCCTTCTCGACGGCCTCGTTCATCAGGGCCACGACCGCGGGCGACACCCGCGTCGACACGGGCACCCCGTCCTCTCCGATTGTAGGTTTCATCCCTCCCCCT